AACAAAAATAGAAGAAGCTTTAGAAAAAAATCCCCTTTTAAAAGACTCAACAGAACTTACCGAGTTAAAGGAATCAATCGAGGAAGAAATCTACTCATTAAAAGACAAATGGAATAAATTAAATACAGAGATCACAGATTTTGAAAAAGGATCTAAAGATGTTTCATCAATTAAAGAGGATCTTGGATATTCAATCGACACAGAAGTTAGAGTTAAAAGAAACGGTGTAAAAGGTAAAGTTATAGGAGTAGATGGTAACTCTAAAACTTACACAGTTCTTTTTAAAGAAGGTAAAACAGGAGAATATTTTTTCTCTGATGTAGAAGACATAAATGATGAAGTTGACTCATATTCTATAGAAACTCCTGATTTAAATTTAGAATTTACTGGTGAAGAATCACAAAACGAATCTGTAAAATATAGCGATTTATTTGAAAAAGCTTATAAAAAGTATTTAGCAGAAGCACCAGGGGGAAAAGCTAAAGAAGTATCTAAATTTATCGAGGACGAAGAAAATGCAAATTTAGCAGATGCATCTAAAGTTAAATCTAAATCAGTTGGTAAATCTAAAACAGATCAACAATTAGCAGAATCACCTAAAGGAACTTCTAAATCAGGTAAAAAATTTATAGAGGATCTTGGTAACCAAAATCTTTCATTAGTGAAAGAAAACCAAAAAAATTCTCATATAGAAAAAGCTCCTAAAGGAAAAATCGAAAAAATTAAAAGATTTGCAGAAAAAGAAGAAGCTGCAAAATTAGCAGAAGCTCCAGGGGATCACAAGAAAAACGGTAAAAATTTTACGGAAGATTTAAAAAAAGCAGGACTTTCTTCTGCTCCTAAAAAGAAATCTAAAAATAAATTAAAATAATTTAATACAAAATAATTTAACTGAGCTTATTTATATAGGCTCAGTTTTTTATTTAAAAAGATACAGTTTTTAGAAAATTCGAAACTTAATCGGTACTTGATAGTAAAATATAGGTATTAAAAAAATTTAGGATTCTTTGGGTAAATTAGGGAAATTAAGACAAAATTAAAAAATCCAAAATAATTCACAAAGAATCATGATATACGTAAAAAACAAAGAACTTAAAAGAGCTCTTATAGAAAGTAAAGAAAAAGGAGCACTAACAAACGAGACTATACAAATGTTTCTATTGATAGTAAACGGAATGTCAAAAACACATTCTTACAGAGATATAGTAGATAAAGAAGATTGTACCGCATCAGGTTTAGAAGATTTAATAAAATATTGGAATAGATACGATCCTGAAAAATCAGACAATGCTTTTGCTTTTATTTCACAAATTGCCCATAATGGAATGAAGAAAGGTTGGAAGAAAATACACCCTCCTAAATCTATAAAAACTATTCCATTCTCTAGAATAGTTAAGGAAGAGAATTCCAATTATAATGTTTAAAAGTGGATATTAAAAAATTAAAGCCTAACGGTAGATATCAGTCAGGTAAATATTTTCCAACTAACATTGATAAATACGTAGGTGATGCCCATAATATAATATACAGAAGCTCTTGGGAAAGAAAATTTTGTCATTATTGTGACATGAATCCTAATATACTAAAATGGAGCTCTGAACCATTATACATAAATTATTGGAATCCGATAGATAAAAAAGAGCATAAGTATTTTGTAGACTATTACATAAAAGTTAAAAAAGCTGACGGAAGTATAGAAGAATGGCTAATAGAAATAAAGCCAGAAAATCAATACGATATCTCAAAAAGACCGGAAGAACCAAAAGGTAATATCACTGAAAAAAAGCTAAGAAATTACAACGAAAAGTTGAAAACCTGGATAACTAATAGGGCAAAATTCGAAGCAGCAACAAGGTTTGCAGAAGAAAGAGGTTATAAATTCGGGGCAATAAATGAAAAATTTATCATGAGATGAAATCTTTTAAACAAGAATTTAACGAATACAAATTAACTGTCTCTGGAATGTCCTCTTTAGCAGAACAATCTTTTATTTTTTGGACAAATAATTTTATTAATAAGGGGATTTCTTTTAATCCTAATGATTTTTTAAAAGGGAAAATCTATTCATTTGCTTACGAAGACAAATTAGAGGGAAATAAAAAATTCATTAATAGAAGACCTTTAGTTTTCTTTACAGGGTTCACAAACAAAGAAAGCAAGATACTTTTTGAAGGAATAGATCTAATATTAATACCCCCACCTATAAGGGTTTTGTTATTAGACAGAATAAAGTCTGTTTATAAAGATCCTATAGAATACAACATTAAAAAAATAAAAGAATCTAAAGGAAGTGATCAACTACCTCTAAAAACAGAGTTTGAAATATTGGACACTATCTTTAACGGGATTCCTTTTAAGAACTCATATAGATTTTGGAACACACAAAAAATAAAAGATGTCAAAGAAATTTATTATGAAGACTGGACTAAAATAGTTTATCTTAACACTAGGTCAATAGAAGGGACCCCAATAGAAGAGATATATACTAAAAATATGAAATAATGGCAGGATTCACAGACGGAAATAATAATTTTTTCAATTCGATAATAGACAGTGTCAAAAGAATAGGAAATTTTGGAATGGCTTACGGAGATCTAGTCATAAAAAATTCACAGGCAGTTGGCGTAACAGAAGCTCAATTTCTTCAAAAAGGTGGAATAAAAGACGAGAATTTTCTTTTTGGATTAAGAAGATCGGACACAACAACAAAAAATTACATTTCTTATTTTGATAAAGATCACAAGAGCAAAAGACTTTATATACAAGGATTTTCACAGAACCCTGAGATAGAATTCATACTAGACACAATATGTGACGAATCGATAGTATATGACGAAAAAAACTTTTGGGCAAACTTTTCTTTTTTAAATCACGATGACATAGATGAAGAAACACAAAAATCCGTACAGAAAAGATATAAAGAGATCTATAATCTATTTGGATTCAATCAAGATGTTCTTGCTTGGCATTTATTCAGAAAATTCCTAATAGAAGGGGTTTTAGCATTTGAGATAGTTTTTGATAAAAAAGGAAAGAATATAGTGGGATTCAAAGAGTTGGATTCAACTTCTTTAGTTCCTACTGTGGAAAAACAAGCAGATGGTTCTTATATTGATATATGGATTCAATATCCTGACGATCAAACAATGACAAGAAAACTTTATGATTCTCAAATAATATACATAAGTTATGCTAAAGGAGGTGGTTCTTCTTCGAGAATAAGTTATCTAGAGAGATTAATAAGATCTTTTAATTTATTGAGAATAATGGAACACACCAGAATTATATGGAATGTGATGAACTCTTCCTATCGTATGGCTATGAATGTTCCTATAGGTACTAAATCACCACAAAAAGCTAAACAAGCTTTAGGAGAATTGATGAACATCTATAAAGAGGACATCAGATTAAATTCTGACAGTGGAGAACTATCAATAGACGGAAAACCAAAAATACAGTTCTTTAAGAATTATTTGATGCCTTCATCACCTAACGGAACTCCTGATATTAACCCTCTTCAAGGAGGTGGAGATTCTGCCGCTTTTTCGGAAACAAATTCTTTAAAATATTTTGCAGATAAGCTTAGAATAGACTCAAAAATTCCAGGCTCTAGATTCGGAAGAGAAGATTCAGGATCAGAGGGAACTATAACTTTTGCAGCAGAAGGTTTAGAACAAGAGGAGATAAGATTTTCTAAATTTATTAACAGAATAAGATCAATATATCAAGAGATATTAATAAAACCTTTATGGGTTCAATTCTGTCTAGATTTTCCAGATAAAAAAGATGACTATTTATTAAAATCAGAATTTGGCTTAGAATACATTAACGAAAATATATTCACACAGGCAAAAGAAATGGAGATCTTAACAGTCAGAAAAGATCAGATAATAAAAATAGCAGGACTTAAAGATTCAAACGGTGATTCTTATTTTAGTATAGATTTTATAATCGATAAGTACTTAGATATGTCAAATAAGGACAAGGAAAGAAACTTAAAGATGAAAAAAGAAAAAGAAAATAAAGGTGTTGATGAAATACCGAGTGAAGAAAATAAAGAAGAAAAAGACGAACTTAAATTATAAAAAATGGCTGGATTTTTAGATAATATACAAAGATATAATCCCACTTTTTCTAGGATACTTAAAAATATAAGTGGTCTTAGTTCTTTTGGAATGGAATATAAAGACATGGTCATAAAAGATTCTATGGCTATAGGTGCTACTGAAGCAGACCTTAGACAAAGATTCGGATACATGCAAGATGATGAGGATTTTATATACAGTATAGCTGCTCAGGATACATCAGTAGGAAAGTATATTGCATATTTTGATAAACAATATCTATTCAAAAGAGAATTTTTGAAAAAGTTTGCTCTTAATCCAGAGATCGAATACATTTTAGACACAATCTGCGATGAAGCAATATGTTATAACAGTAAAAACTTTTTTTCTAGTCCATCTCCAATTAATCTAGAATTAAATGAAGAGGTAACAAAAGCAATGGATTCTAATTTTAGAAAACTTTATGTTCTACATAACTTCACTAACGGATTAACTGCTTGGCAATATTTCAGACAGCTTCTAGTTGAAGGATTTCTATCATTTGAAATAGTTTACTCAAATGACGGAAAAGAAATAGTAGGATTCAAAGAAATAGACGCGACAAGTTTAACACCATCAACAGAAAAAGGAGCAGACGGAAAAAGGGAAGCAATATGGTATCAGTATTACGGAGATAATGTTAGACAGAGAAAACTATTAGATTCTCAGGTTATTTATATCTCTTATGCTAAGTCCAATACAGTTTCGAGAACTTCTTATTTAGAAAGATTAATAAGATCTTATAATCTTCTTAAAATAATGGAGCATTCTAGAGTTGTCTGGAATGTTATGAATTCTCAATACAGAATAAAAATGACAGTTCCAATAGGAACTAAATCTCCGCAGAAAGCAAAAGAAACATTAGGGGAGTTAATGAATGCTTACAAAGAGGAGATTAAGCTAGACACAACCTCAGGGGAGATTTCAATTAACGGAAGACCCGAAATACAATTTTATAAAAACTATTTATTTCCACAAAGTGGAGGGGAATCAACAAAGGTAGAGACTATAAACTCTTCAGGACCAAACTTGAATATTATGGATTCAGTTGTCTATTTTTATAACAATTTAAGAAAAGACTCTAAAATTCCATACAATAGATTTTCTTCAAGAATGGGTTCAGGATCCGGAAACACATTCAGGATAAATGCAGAAGGTGCTGAAAGAGACGAGGTTAGATTCTCTAAATTTATAACAAGACTTAGATCAATCTATCAAGAAATACTAACAAAACCGTTATGGATACAGATGTGTTTACAATTTCCTGAATTAAAAAATGATGCAGCTTTCAGAAGCCAGATAGGGATAAAATTTAATAATGATAATGTATTCGGACAATCTAGAGAGATAGAACATCTTATTAAAAGAATAGAATTTATAAGTTCTATGGGGGAAATAAAAGAAACAGTCAACGAAGAAGAGATACAATATTTTGGACAAGACTTTTTAATTGAAAGGTATGCTGGATTATCAAATGACGATATTGAATTAAATAAAATGTATAAGGAAAGAAATAAGAAAAAGAAAGAAGAATCCTAGTAAAACATTTTTTATTATGGTTTCTATTCCTTA